AACTCTTTCTAACATCCATCTACCAAAATCACTTTCACCATCAACTTGATTTTGTGGAGTGTTTCCCCAACGAAGTGGGATAATTTTGATATCGTACTTATCCATTTTGCGTAAAGATTTCATTAAATCTCTACAATGGTCTCCATAACCACTACGTGTAAATATAGGTCCTTGAAATACTAATGTTGGTTTCATTTTTATAACTTATTTAATTTTAAATACTTCGAATCTTTCTCTTGGTTTCCAATTTTCAAATGTTGATTCAATTCCATTTATTAATTGCTGACACATATTTGTATGTGTTAATCCCATCTCTCCTATAAATGCTTCTCTACCTATCAATCCATTTGCTTTACGGACTTCTTTTGGTGTGTTGTACATTTCCTCAATTGCTTCAGCAACCTCCTCTACATCAACTCTATCATCCCAAATATAAGGTGTCGGAACTGAGCCTGCTAATGCTAATGCTCTACTCCATACAGGTCTAACCCAAGGACCAGGTTTAGCTTTTTGTTCCCATTTTCTCCACTCATGTAAAGAACCAATCTTAATGTAATCTTCGTGTGTTAATAACTTACCATCAACTTCAAATCCACATTGGTCTTGCAATCCGCCAGTTACGTTTACAATAATAGGAGTTCCTGTCATTACTGATTCTGCCGTTGCTAATCCAAATCCTTCGTTGTTTGCTATGTTGATTGTTACATCTGATATGTTATAAATAAGATTTAATTCTTCAACCGGTCTTCTTACATCTGAGAATATAATATTAACATCCGGAGCAACTGCATCAATTACTGCCGGTAAATCAGTTCCATTTTCATCAACAGGTTGTGTGTGCATTAATAATACACATTTATCTGCTTTTTCTTTACCAATCTTATCACAAAACTTTTTAAATGCTACGATAACATCAGCTGGTTGTTTCCTTCTAATGTTTCTATTACTCCAATATAATACGAAATCATATTCTTTATCTCCTAAAATTTGTTTACGAAATTCAGTTGAAACATCAGCTGGTTTATAGATATCAGTATTAATACCATGTGGTACATAATCTACTTGCCAATCTGCTTTTGTTTTCCAAGTTGGTTTTGTATCTAATGCTGATAATCTTTTAATGATACCATATGTTTGTCTAGAGATACAACCAATCCAATCACAACTCTCATAGTAGTTACGATTATATAATGGGTCTGGTAAATCATCCCAAATTGCGTAGAATAAAAGTGGAACATTCTGTCTAATTTCATGTTCGATATCATACAACCATGTCCAATAACGAGGGTCAGTAAAGTGTACAATTGCATCAGGCTTTTCTGTATTGATTAATTGTCTAATCAAATCAGCATTACCATAACCATTCCAAGGTAAAATCTTTACATTAGCATCAGCGATACCATATCTTTCTTGGATATCTTGGCTAACATCTAAAACTTTTCCCGCTTCGGGGTGATTAATTGCGGCTCCTACTTGAAACCAATCGTATTTGTGTGCCGTACCTAGCACTAATTCTTTTGACATTGTGGCGATACCACTTGCCATTCTTAAATCATCTGAAAGTAACAGAATCTTCTTTTTTGCCATAACTTATTTGTGTTGTTAAAATTGTGAACCTGAAATTTGTAATTTCAAGTAGTCATTCATTTCTTCTCTAAATTGGATATCCGTTACATATCTTTCTACAGTTCTATTAACTAGCTTTTGAAGTGTAACATCCGAAGTAAAGGAAACTTTTTTGAAACTTGAATATACATCTTTCAGTATCTTCACCGTTGTCAGTTTTGTGTTTTCTTCGTTCATTATAATATATTTATATATATAAGTATAATGAAATAAAAAAAACATAAAATTTATTTTGTGGCCTTTTTATCACATATTCCCCTATTTCCAAACTCACAAAACTTACAATTCTTTTTAGCCGGACCTGGTACTTTAGGGAATTCTATATCTCTGAATTTACCCTCATCATCAAATACTGCATTAATGAATGCCATAAACTCATCATATACTTTAGTAACCGATGGTGAACCATGTGCTGGGATGTGTTTAGATACATGCGGAATTGGAAATGCCGAATCTTCGGGTAATTTCCTGCGAAGTATCTGATATTCTACTTTAATCTTTTGCAATGGAATGTTAAATAACTCTGAGTAGTATTTCTTATATAAAAGGATTTGTGAGTTTTTCATCTTATCAGCTTTTTGATACTGATTCCATCCCATAGTGGATGTCTTAAGGTCAATAATAATAATTGAATTCTCAGCTACATCTCTTAATACGATATCTATGAATCCAATAAAGTGCACCCCTTCTTTAATAGTTGCGTTTAATGGAATCTCAATACCCACCAATTCAAATCCACTCTTTGAGTAGAATTTGTGCATATGCTTATCTAACCAAGCTAATATACGTCTACCATCACCATAAAATTCTTCTAATTGAATTTGAGTACAAGGAGTCCCTTCACTCATTTTATCAGCTTCACTTTTATAAGCTTCTCTCATTTTTTCTAATAAGAGCTTATCTTTGTTGATTTCATCTGCCTGCTTTTTAGAAACGCCATACATAACCGAAAGGTAATGTTGAATTGTTTCGTGCATAGCAGTTCCAAATATTGTATGGATATTAGATGAACTCTCACCTAACTTATCTATGTAATTTAACTTATATTGATGCGGGCAATTACTCCACATTGAGTATTGCGAAAATGATACTTTTGCCATTATGTTTATTTATGTAAAGATACGAAAATTATTCCAATAAACCAAATTAAACTTTGAGTTTTAATTTAGTAATTTGCTTTGGGTCAGTACCATAATTTTCTGCGATTTCCTTTATGTGCATTTTACCGCTTGTAGTTTCATAAAGGATTTTAAGATATTCTTCTGATTCGGTTTCAGATACCTCATAGAATTGTGCAACTAATTTAACAATCCAATCTTCATACTTTTCAGATGAAGCCGGTTTCATATACTTTAGAAATGCTCTTGTTTTTGGAATCAATCCTATCAAACATAAGTACATCGCTTTAGGCGGTGCCTCCTGAATGTAAGGTTGTATATCTGCAATTAGTTCTATCCACTCAGGTTTCATAGAAAGAAAACGGAGTATCATATAGTTACTCCATGTCTTTTTATCACTCTCATCAAGTGTGTCCCAGTACTTTGGGTCCTTTTTATCACAAATTGCGTTTAGATGGTCGAATAATGTTTTAGCCATATTATGCTTCTTCTTCTACTTTTAAACCCGGAGGTAATAAATCATTTAATACTTCACCACAATCTCCACAAAGGAATAACTCTACGGGTAATACTTCATCTTTTGGTTTGCCAGTTAATAACTTTGAAATCTTACGAAATCCAAACCCTTGTACGAAAATCTCACCACCGCATTTCTTACATGCAATTGCTTCAGTTTTTTCTAAAGGTATTGGTTTTTCTTCTTGTCCTCCGATTGGTTGTCCACCTGCTCCTAAAATGTTAGCCATTATATAATATTTAAAATTTGAATTAATGTAGCTGCTGCGATAATTTCTTTATCAATTGCTACTGCTGATTTACTTACACCATCTCCTAATAAAAGAATGATGTTAGCTGTGTTTTCTCCACCATACTCATCTACCTTATCATATAACATTGTATATAAATCAGTAAAGTCCGTAACTTTAGAATCGATAAGAGCCTGTCTTACTTTCATATACTTATTTCTCTTATCATCCGAAGATTTTAAGATATCAATAATTTTATTTCTATAATCATTCTCTAATAGATTTTGTACATCCACTTTTAATTTACCTTTGTTGGAGTTCAATTGGCAAGTATTAATAATCTTACGAATATCAGGATAAGATGCATCAATAATTGGAACTAAATCCTTAACTTCAAATTCAATCTCCTCATTCTTTAAGATTTTACTAATTTGCATAGCAACATCTTTTTTAGTTGGAGGTACAATTTGAAATGATTGACACCTACTTTGAATTGGGTCAATTACTTTCTCAACATAGTTACAAGTTAATATGAAACGGCAATGTGCTGAAAATGTTTCCATTAAGTTTCGTAATATAGCTTGTGCGTTGTGAGTCATATAATCAAACTCATCCAATATAATAATCTTAAATGGTTTGAATCCCATTGAAGATGCAAAGTTAGTTACTTTGTTTCTTACGGTATCCACATTGTTCTCCGAAGATGCGTTTATAATCATATAATCACATTCAATTGATTTTATAATTAACTTTGCTAATGTAGTTTTACCAGTACCAGCTTTTCCGTACAAAAGTAAATGTGGAATTTCACCCGTTTCTAAGTAACCTTCTACTTTTGATTTTAGATGTTCGTTACCTACATAATCAACAAGCTTTGATGGGCGATACTTCTCTACCCATAAATTATTATTTATCTTTTCTTCCGTTTGTTCTATAAACATATTTTATTTTTTATTTTCCTGTTGAACCAAATCCACCTTCACCTCGTTCAGTATCCGATAACTCATTAGCTTCTTCAAACTCAATTGGAGGATGTGGTATAATCATAATTTGTGCAATTCTATCACCTACCTTGTAGAAATCATTTGGTTGTATTTCTTTAACTTTCATCTCATCATACATTGCCTCACCACCAAATAGTTTATTGAATGTAGCTTGTAATTCTCCTCTATATCCACTATCAATTACACCAACTGAATTACTTAATTGTAAACCAGTCTTTCTAATCGATGAACGAGGGAATACTAATCCTACAAATCCGTAAGGTATTTCTAATGCAATTCCCAATCCATATGTTATTTGAGTTGGAGTATCTGATATAATTGATGTTGCTATCACATCCATTCCCGCATCTCCATCTTTTGCATAAGATGGGATTACCGCTAATTCACTAAGCTTCTTTATTCGTACTTTCATTTTCTAAATTTACTTTTAATTGTTGTTCTCTAAGTTGTCTACCGGCATCGCTTAATTCTCTAGCAAATAATTTAAATGATTTACCATTTTTATGAGTAAATGTAATATAAGAATTTTTTGTATTAGATACAGTAAATATTACTTTAGGTTCTTCATCTTTATTCATATCATCACTAGTCCAAGCAAATATTTGTGGTTCATCTCCATCGAATTGAAAACACCATTCGCAATGTTCTAATTTTTCTTGTGCTAGTCCAATTTGTCCAATTGGTTCTAATTGAGTATTATCAATTACTTCTTCTACTTTTTTTCTTTTTTTACTTTTTGCCATAATTTTATTTTTATCTTCCTACTTCTGATAGGTATTTAGCTTTCATTTCTTCCCAACTAATTCCAATAGCATCTATGTAGAATAAGTGTTCGGGTTTAATTCTTCCCTCATCATGTAGTTTTGTATATCTACTGATTGCATGTTTCTTCCACCATTTGTTGATGTACTCCGTACCTTGCTTAAACTTATCTTTAAGGATTAATTTATCTTCGGTAATTTCGTTTCTAAGATACTCACATCCGTTCTCATACATCATAGCCATATAAACACCTCTCTTAAATCCGTGATGATATTCAGTTGCCTTAATACCACACTCTTTAAAGATTTGTCCTAATATCTTTTGTTTGATACCACTAACAGGTCCGTTAGCTTCATATCCCATATTAGCACCATTACGAGCTCTTTCTCTAGTAATGTTTTCCAAATACCAATCATTTTTATTTTCCTTAATCCATTGATGCCAAGGGTCATAGAATTTATCATCCGGCTT